TATTTAATTGAGAATGAAAAACCTTCTTATAAAGAACCTCCTAAAGAAGTATGTTTTTATGCCTATAAAAGAATTAATCATTTTAAAGAAATTATTGCACAATTTCAAGGAAAAGAGACAACACAAATACCACCCGAAGTTATTGAAAATATTAAACAACAAATTACTAAAGAGCGTACACATATATCCCAAATTACTAATATGAAAACTAAAGAAATACTTAAAAAGTTAGGTTATAATAAATATTATGAGCATATACCATTCATAAAAGATAAATTAGGTATTAAACCACCTGTTATGACGCCTGAATTTGAAGAAACATTATTTAATTTGTTTATGGAATTACAGGCACCTTATTCTAAATTTTGTCCTGATGATAGAGTAAATTTTTTGAATTATTATTATACTGCTTATAAATTATGCGAATTATTGGGTGAAAATCAATACCTTGAGCACTTTCCTATGCTAAAAGATAGAGAAAAGCGAATAGATCAAGATAATATTTGGAAACAAATATGCGAAGAATTAAACTGGGAATTCATTCCAACAATATAAATATTCATTATAATTTCGTTTTTTTTACAAATATAATTTAAATATTGCTAAAATTATATTTATATCTAAAAATATTTTCAATTATATCCTTATATAACTACATCCTTATATGACTATATCCTTATCCTTATATGACTATATCCTTATCCTTATATGACTATATCCTTATCCTTATATGACTAAATTATAACCCTCCTGGGAATCCAACAAGATTGGCTCCGATACCAAATCCTGCGCCAGAACGAGCAGTTACACCAATAGTAGGTACATAAGTATCTAATATGCTAAATGTTGCTGCAGCAGTCAATGCTATCATTGCAATTTCCTCTAGATTTAAAGATCTTTTTGGGATAGCATATGCAGCTAATGCTACCATTAAACCTTCTACTAAATATTTGATGATTCTCTTAACAAGTTCATTTATATCAAAAACTCTCTCCATTATATTAATTATAAAGAAAAAAAACAATTATAATATATATGTGAAAACACATTTAAAATAAAATTTGTATCCTATTATATAATGAGTCATTCTAAAATGGAAAGAAAAACTTTACCTAACGGAGAAGAGAACCCTAAATATGTTGATTTACTTGATGAAGATAAACCAATTGCTGGTCAAAAATTCGTTTGTGTTTCATTTGTATCTCCTGAAAAAATTCTTAAGCAAAAAGAAATGTTTTATTTTGAAGAGTTCCTAAAGAAGTGGGAAATGAATAAAAGTATGGAGAAGTTTGTAGCCTTTTTGAATTTCATGTCATATAAATACAAGCTAACTATTGATGATATAATGTTAGATTTTGAGGAATTTGTCAAAGACGAAAAGGAATCTATTACACCAACTACTCTTGCAGACGATTATAAGACATTTGTAGATAATAATGAAGAAGAATTGGAGAAGTCTTTTGCAGCTGCACATAATTTTCAAACTCAGACGAGAGGATTAAAAATTCGTGGAACATATCCTTCTTTGGAAGAAGCTGAGTTACGTTGTAAAATGTTGCGTGAAATAGATCCTCATCATGATGTTTATGTAGGACCTATGGGTATGTGGATGCCATGGGAACCTGAAGCTTACAAGACTGGACGTGTAGAGTATATGGAAGAAGAACTTAACAAGCTTATGTCTGAAAAGAATAAGAATGAGACAAATGCAAAGAGCGCTTTTGAACAACGTATTAAAGATTCTAAAAAGGAAGCTATTGAAGAAAATATGAAAAAGGCTGAAAAGAGTGGTAATATGCTTACTCAAACAATTGATGATGCAGGAAACCTAATAGGTGTTGGTATGGCAAACACACAGGAGCAATTCCTCAAGTCAAACAAGGAAGAGATTTCAACTGCTGATATTCGTAATGAATTGTTTGAAGGAGAAAATATTGTTATGGGTAAATCAGACAATGGTCAAAGTGAGTTAATTAGTGGGCCATTTGCTACAAAAAAATCTGAAAAACACGATTAAATATAATCTATTTTTTACACAAATAATAAATTGTGGCAAATAATAAATTGTGACAAACAATAACGTGTATAATATTATAAAGGGAGTTATAATACTATATATATTATATAATGATGAAAGAATCCAGTAGTTTAGATGAAATTATTTCCGAAATTGAAAAGATATATTCTAAAACAATTACATATTACGTATGTTGGTGTATAAAAAAAGAGAAACAAGAAGTTAATTATGATGATAATGAATATCATGCATTTAATAATGATATGCACAAATAATTTACACATTTCACTCTTTAAGGTGACACAAAAAATATTATATATTATTCAAAGGTCTATACAGAAGATGATATATTTTGTGATTTAGATACAAATTCAAAATGTTCTTGCTGTTTTTGTATAATACCTTCAATAGTGACTAACATTTTATATTGTTCTGAATAAAAATCTCCATCATATACGCCTCCACCATCTATTAAATTATTATTTACATAAAATGTCATAATTATACTATTATTTGACTCAAATAAGGTATCAATTTGACATTTTTTCTCTTCGTTTTTTACTACAATAAAATAAATTCCAAATGAATTTTGGGTTTTTGTTTGCATATAAGTTGTAAAAGCTGTAAAATTATGAACCATTAATCCTACATCTTTTTCATAGTCGTTTATTCCCATAATAGGTGCAACATGTAAATAAAATTTCTGACGACTAGATGATAATATTTTATTAAAACGGGTAACACATCTTTGAAAATATGCATGATCTTTTTCTTTATGCATATCATGATGAGTAAGAGCTAATTTCATACCATATGTTCCCAATTTATTTGATGACTCATTATCCCCCTTATTTGATTCATAATATTTATTATAAACAATATTTTCATTGCAAATATGTTGTTTTGTATCATCACAAATATTAAAGGTTTCACTATTTATTGTTTCGTAATTTTCACTACGTAAATATTCCTCAAAATTTGTATCTATCGCATGTGCAATAACATCTAACTTAGAAACGATCCAATCAAATGGATAACTTTCAAATTTTTGTTTCATTATTTGAATAAGTGATGCAGTTGTACATCTATGTCCCACAGAAAAAATAATAGTTTTATTTTCCATGTTATCAGCTGTTAAATCATTAAAAATATCGCTCATTTAATAATAATTTATAAATTAATTTTAAATTATTATTTAGATTATTTATATTTTTACCATTTTGATTTTTTAACATTTATTTTGGGACCAGCGCCCTTTTTCTTTGTATTAGCAGGATCATATTTTTCATCTTCATCATCAGAATTCATACCTTTAGATAATTCCCAAAATTCTTTTGAACCTAACCTAAAATCATTATGAGATGAAGCTTTATACCAAAATACCTGGTCTTGTAGTTTATTAGATTTTGCATTATTATTTATCACTAAACACTCGTAATTCTCAGTACACTGATCCATTACTTGGCAAAAAGATTCAAAGGTTGGGAACATCCCTGCATAATTCTCATATATACGTTTTCTGTTAGCAATATATGGTTCTCTTAAAATAAAAACATAATCAATGTTTGTTCTTAGTGCAGGAGGAATACCTAATGGATATTGCATAGTAATAATTAACATTATTTTCCAATGACGCCCATTCATAAATAACAACCTCATCATTTTATCGCGTGACCAAGTATTATCATAAAGACAATCATCTAATATAACAAATGTCCGTGGATCTATAGTAGACCTTTTAAAAGATTCCATCTCTTTTTTAATTTGTTTAAGAACAGAGCGTTGCCGTTTTAAAATATTTTCAATGATAGCTGTATTATATTCATTATGAATAAATAATTTTGGAACAAGTTTTCCATAAAATCCATTTCCTTCTTCAGTGCCTGATATTACTGTTCCAATTGGTATATCTTGGTGATAAAATAATAAATCGCGAACTAAAAAACTTTTACCAGTATCACGTCGCCCAATTAATACACAAACCGGTCCTTTATTTTCATTTGGTTTAAAACTAATATTTTTCATATCAAACCTTTTTAATTCTAAGGTCATAGTACTATATCTTAGAAAAAAAAAAATATCATTACGCAATGAATGAAAATATAAATTATAATATAATATATTTGCGTTGATTACTACTATACTTTTCTAAATACGCATTATATGAATAACCAAATAGTTAACTATAAGAAACGAAAGAATTTAGAATTATTTAAATCTTTAGAAAAGTTGGGTTTTATTAAAACACAAAATTACATACCCCTATATAAAAAGTTTTTTTTGATGAATGAAACAAATTATGCGAGCATTAATCTCAATAATAAACTATATATAAGCAGTGTTTTGCATAATATTGCAGATAATCAAAACTTATATGAATGCAATATTAAAAATTCAATGAATGATAAAAGCAAGACAAAAAAGAAAAATGTGTTTTTCAAATTAGCTCCTTTATTAGATCCAGTTAAATTTATGATAGGAAAATATGATATCAATGATACCAGTTTAATAACATTACCTAGCTTAAACGATACAAATGTTTCGGTAAATCACAAGTTATTAGATGTAAATAATTGTGGATATGTTGATAATTTTTTCTCATATTTAACGAATCAATTAAAAGAAAAATATAATTTTTTACATGGTGTTGAATATTATGGATCATATTTATCTATAAAACAAAACCTTAAAATTAACGTATTTGATGATTTAGATTACCTAATAAAATCAGAATATTTTAATAAACACAAAAATATATTATTTGATATTGAAGATTATAGTGAATTAATAGATGATACATCGTGTGATATTAATAAACCTGTTATTAAAATAGATGATAATATTAACCCAGTATTGAACATAACAGAATTTGATGATACTTGTTTTGATAATTTATTTGATGATGAAGTGTCATGCATTAAAGAACCATCAACAACAACAATAAATGATGATTCTATATTATTATTAACCGAAGATAATTTAAAAGATATAACATCAGATTTAAAATCCAATAATTCAAAAACAACATCTTTAAAATCTGACACTTCGTGTTCATCAAGAACTAGCCATACTCGTTCTGATGACGAGATATCAGATGATTCAGGTGAATGGAGTGAAATAAATAGCGAAGACGAAGATTGTAGTGATAGTGAAGAAGATGATACAATTTATGCAACGTTTAAAGAGTTCCCGGTCCAAGTCATTTGTATGGAAAAATGTGAAGATACGTTAGATAGTCTTATTTTAGATAATGATTTGAAAGAAATAGAATGGTTCTCTGCGTTAATGCAAATTATAATGACACTATTGACTTATCAAAAAGTTTTTTCTTTTACTCATAATGATCTACATACCAATAATATCATGTATTCAAATACATCACAAAAATATATTTACTATTGCTTCAAAAATAATTACTATCGTGTTCCGACATTTGGAAAAATATTCAAAATTATTGATTTTGGAAGGGGAATTTATAAGTACGATGGAAATATAATGTGTAGTGATAGTTTTAGTTTTGGTGGAGATGCTGCAACACAATATAATACAGAACCTTATTATAACAATAAAAAACCAAGACTAGAACCAAACTATAGTTTTGATCTTTGTAGATTAGCATGTTCTATTTTTGATTATGTTGTAGATGACATGGATAGTATAAAAGAGATTGATAAATGTGATGCAATTACTCGTATTATTGTTGAGTGGTGTTTAGATGATAATGGGTTGAATGTATTATACAAAAATAATGGTGCAGATAGATATCCAGACTTTAAATTATATAAAATGATTGCACGATGTGTGCATAATCATACACCTCAAGCTCAATTACAGCGAAAAGAATTTCATTCGTTTACATTTCCTAAGAAAAATATTCCTGAAAATGAAAAAATTATTAATATAGACGAGATGATATCATCGTCTGGTTAAGTTATTATACTATTTTAATAGGAGGCATTGCATTCATATTTTCTATTAAAAGTTTATATATTTCATTAAGCTTATCTACATGAATATATTCATGATTACTTTCGTGTCTTACAGGATATAATGATTTTATATTTGGTAATTCCATCGTAGAATTAAATAATTCAATATTATCCCAGAATTTTTCATAGTTAACACAATATATTTTATAATTTCTTTCGTCATCGGGTTTTGTGTAATTATTATAAAAATCATTCAGTTGCCATAAATCCATCATATTTCCAATTACACTTTCAATATTCCAGTGATCTGCTGTTATATTATTTAAATGGTCTGTGCTAATTCTGTGCGTTTTTCCAGGAATAAATCTGCTATGGATTGCATCTATTGGATTCCTATACAAATAAATAACCTTAACATTTTTAATTTGGTCTAAATTATATTGCCTGTCAACTTTTTCACTAATTTTAATATTATTAAACCATTCAGGATATTCCTCTGTACCTACTCTTGTGAGCATTTTAGGCGGCACTCTACTATGTATATGATGAGTATTTCCAAAATTAGATAAATATTTTTGTAAAATTTTAGATCCACAACCACCAAAACTACAAATATAATAATTTATATCCCCGTTAAAATAATTATACTTATATTTATTTACTAGTATATCAGGAATTTTACTAGTCCATGTAATACGATTTGCAAGTTCTATAGAAGCTTCTTGTGCAATATTTTTATCTTGTGATTTTTGTAATATTTCTAATATATTTATTTCATATTGTTTTATATTTAAAGTATCATCCTTATCCATTGTAATATTTTCAAATATAACTTTATATGTTTTTAGTTATTATTCTTTATAAATAATCATTATTATCTATAAAGAATGGTAAGTAAATATGGATTTATTATTACACGACATGTAAATTCAGAAATAACTAATAAATACTGGAACCATGCTATACGTTGTATTAGACGTTTTTATCCTTATCGTAAGATTATAATAATTGATGATAATAGTAATCAACTATTTGTTAAACCTGAATATGATTATAAAAATATAATGGTTATTAAATCAGAATATCCAGGAAGAGGAGAATTATTACCTTATTACTATTTTTATAAAAATAAATTTTTTGAAAATGCCGTAATATTACATGACAGCGTATTTTTTCATAAGAGAATTAATTTTGAAAAATTTGTATTACAAGGAACTAATGTAATTCCTCTATGGCATTTTGATTACCAAGAAGATAAAGGACATACATTAAGAATTATAACACACTTAAAAAATTATGATAAAATCATTGAAAAAATAAATGAAGATCAAGTACAATTATTTTCATTTAGATCATCTAGTATTTGGCATGGTTGTTTTGGAGTTCAATCTTATATTAATCATGAATTTCTCTCTTTGATACAAAATAAATATAAACTATTTAATTTATTAAATGTAATCACTACTAGGAAGAATAGATGTTGCTTAGAACGTATTATGGGAGCTATATTTTACACTGAATATCCTAATTTATATAAATGTCCTTCTATTCTTGGAAATATCTGGAAATATTCAAAATGGGGATATTCGTTTCAAGAATATATACAAAATTATAAAAAACATAAGAATCCTTTAATTAAAGTTTGGTCTGGAAGATAATTAAAAATTGGGATTATCTGTAAATACACCTGGGCTAGTATATTCTTTAGTAGTCTCCTCTAAAATAGGTTTTAATTGATCAATTATCACAAAGGCAAACAATACGCATACGTACACCAACAACATATCTTTTACCATAACTTTTAAAGGTTTACTTTCTTTTTCTATAAATCGCATTTCAACGAATTTTCCTAAAAAAAATATAAATGCGATAATACCTGCAGTTATATAAATATTGTCCATATACAATTTATATGGACAATCTAATCTATTGTTTTACGCAATATTTTATTCTATTATTTATCTTTCATACATAATATATTATATCGTTTATAATCTAAAGAACCTCTATATCATCTAGTAAAAGATCAGGAATTGTTTCTATTTTTTTAGGTTCAATATTGTGTATATCCAAGGAATCTAATGAAATAGGATCATTTGAAATCCTCAATTTATCCAATGGTTCATCATCATCATCATCGTCTGTTTCTAATTTTCGCTGTTCATTACGAATCATGCTAACTTGTTCTAATGTATTAATGTCTTTAGGAGCTAATATATTTTCTTCCTTGTTGTTAACATCAATTGATGAATCTAAATCATTAAAACTTAAAGCTGTTGAAAGAGAATTTGTTTCTAGTGTAGAAGAATTATTAGATTCTGTATTAGATATTTCTGATGTAGTATTACTATTAACATTGAGTTGTGTATCATTAGTAGTTACAATATCAGGTTCTTCTATTACTTCTTCTTTAATCTCTTCAATAACATCATCTTCTATCGTTTCGTCCATATAAGCACGTAAAATTTCTTCAATAGGTATACTATCTCTTATTGCATTTAATATACATTCTTGAATAATAATTTCTAATTCACGATGATTTTTTTGAATTTGCAATGGAGCAATATTTTTTTCAAATAAATACACGTTAACATAAACCTTTCTAGCAACATGAATATAAACTTTATGAATAAAAGTATCAAGATCTGGAATTTTGATATCTATTTTTTTTTGTTTAGTTCCTGCTCTCACTGCAGTTAATAATTTTAGATGAATAATATGCACACAAGTAATCAAATCTTCTAAATATTTGCACCCACTTTTTTCACAAATTCGTTTTCTCTCTGTTTCTATAATCGTAGAGTTCCACTTAGGAATCCTACTAATGAAATTTTGAAATGTCATTAATTGTTTATCCATTTCGTTATTTGTTTTACATAGCGCTAATGCTTCGTCAAAAATTGAAACAAAACCCTCATTAATTAATGGTGTTAAAATAGAAAGTAATCGTGTCCCCCATTCATTTTTTGACTCATGTAACGAAGTAACATTAAAATCATCCATATTATGTATTTTAAATATTTTTTTAATTCATATTTTTAACTTATAAGAACTAAATTATTTGAATATATTATTAATTATATCATATTCTATACATTTCACATAAAAGATATATTATCTAATGATATATCAGTACCTATAAATATAAAATAAAGTATAAAGTATATTAATATTTTTTCACATTTTATATCTTTTTTTACTTTATTTATAATCATCAAAAG